ATAAAACTTTTGTTTTGTAAGCTAAAAACTAGGAGGGGGTATTTTTTAAGGGGGTTAACGAACGTAAGAAATTGAAATAAAAAAAGATACAGGAATTTTTTTAGTACAAAATGCACCAAAAAAGATGTCAATAAACAAGAAAACAATAGAAACTTTTATTTCCAGAAATGGGATAAAATTTACGGGGAGCCGGGAAACGATAAATGCTTTGATTCACCACACCAGGAAAACCACGAAGTTACTTCAGGAGAATGGCCGGTACGAGAAAACGGACGACGAACTAATTGACAGCTTGGCTATGTCAATTGAAGTCCGTAACATGGCTTTCTTTCACATCAAAGAATTCGGGGTTATGATGTACATCGACAAACACAAGAGGATAAAACAAAAAAACCATTCAGTTTCAACATTCATGCAAATGAACAAAACAATCATGGATATATCTGCAAAGCTGGGCCTTTCTCCGCTCGACCGTTTGAACCTAAAATTAGAAGTTAAAAAAGATGACGGACTGGATGATTAAAAAAAAGTAAAAAAAGTTTTCATTTTTATTGTACTTTATTTGGTACATTCAAATATTAGTACTATCTTTAGTACATGAAATCAGAGACAAACCAACTGATTTAAAAACTAAAAAAATGAAAACTTTAACTACACAAGAAGCTTTAAATTTATTCGAAGAAATTGGACACCAGGCTACAGTAACAGTAACGGTAAAAGACAAATACGGAGAAGATAAAAAAGGATACATTTTAAATCAAGCTATGGTTTATGATCCTTTTACAAACAAACAACGTGGAATGTCATCAAATAAAGATAATGCAGAACGCGCAATGAAACAATTGCAAAAAACAGGAAATAAATTCAGCATTTATTCTGCTTATTTTAGCTGGGCTACTGGTGATTATCAAATTGAAGATTAATGAACTCCGAACTTACATCCATTCACCAATTCTTTACAGAGCGGCGCCGCCGGTGTCTCTCTGTAAAGTCAATTGAAAAGGAAGCCGGGATACCAGCCAAAACGCTCGATCACTTCCTTTCAGGCCGCCGCCAAACCATATCATTCGAAAACATCGACAAACTTATACCCGTATTAGTCGATTTCGGCTACAAACCAACCAACACCGAAAACCAATTCCTATGAACCCAAACGACCTGATCGAACAACGCCGCGCCGAAATAAACAAAAAGAAGAAAGCCACCTATTCAGTAGCCAACAATCAAACAAAACTCGTAAAAAAGTTATTGGTTAAAGAAATGAAAACACGTTTCCGCGTGGCTACCGATGTCGAAACCATTCAACAACTCATTGCCGAGCTCGAACCAGAAACCACCATTAAATGCGTTTCAAACTGTTTCGATTCGCCTTCCATCCTGAAGGTATTCAACCCCGAAACAATCAAATCCGTTTACATTTCAACCTGGGCCATGACCGAACAAGGGATTCTCCTGCTTAAATCCCTTTCAGATGCCAACGTTCGCGTAAAATGTATGCTCGATACCACCCATTCATACAAATGGGTATTTCAATCCGGGGCCTATTCGCTACTATCGGCCAATGTCGAATTCAAGTTCACCGAAAACCACAGCAAATTCCAGCTATTCGAATTCACCGACGGAACATATATTACAATAGTCGGATCGATGAACCTATCAAACATTCCGCGCTGGGAAAACATGGATTTTACTTCCAATCCTGAAACATACTGGTTTTACCGAAATTTCATGGATGAGGTGATCAATGAACAAACCACACAACAACGAAAACTATTTTAATGGCCGAAGAACTTGAAAAAGAGCTTGACAAAGCCGAAGAAAATCTGAAATTACTACGCAACGGGATACCACTTCGCGACCAGAACGACGAGATTGTCGGCTGGATGGAAAAACCAGACCGCGCCGCGAACGAATTTTTTCTAAAAACCAAAGGCCGTCACAGAGGATATACCGAACATAATATAACAGAATCACAGAAAACGAACAAAAAATGGCACGAGATATAACCGAACACGACCGCGACATCATCATCAATTGCGGGGCCTTCCGCTACGACGCGCCAAAAATGGCCAACGTGCTCGACTGGTCCGAAAAAGAAGTTCAGAAAGAATTTGAAAACCACAAATCCGACTTTTTCAAGCTATACCAGCGCGGAGCCGACCGTGCCGACTATGTGATAGATCAAAAACTATTCGAACTCGCACAAACCGGCGACCTGAAAGCCCTCGAAGCCTTTGAAACACGTAAAGCCGACCGATCCGATGAACGATGAATACTTCGACCCGCAAACCCAAACAATCAGATCCGATCAGCCGGTACATATCCGCATCGATGAACGCAGCGGAGACCTACAAAAGCGACATCGAGACAGGGAAAATAACCGCCTCGAAGTGGATAAAACTAGCCGTACAGCGCAGCCGCACCGACCAGACACGCACCGACATTGAATACCGCCCCGAAGCCGTTGCCCGCGTCTTTAAATTTTTCTCATTCCTGCGCATAAAGAACGGCCAAAAGTACAGCCCGTTCATATTATCACCATATCAAGCCTGGATACTTTCCGAAATATTCGGCTGGTATTACACCGTCGGGCCGCGCCGCTACCGTTACGCCCTGCTACACACCGCCCGAAAATCAGGCAAAACAGTTTTCAACGTAGCCATAGAGCTATACATGCTCATTTACGACGGAGAGGCCGACACCGAAGCATATTTATGCGCCACCACCCGCGAGCAAGCCGGGCAGGGGTTGAGGTACACCAAAAACATAGTCAAAAATTCGCCGGCCATGAAAAGCCGCCTGAAGGTCCAGCAATTTCAAATTGTTTACCCGAAGCGCTCCGGATTATTGAAAGTACTGGCCAACAAACCAGAGGCAAACGATTCATTAAACCCGTATGTGTTTATCATAGACGAGATGCACGCCCATAAAACCCTCGATTTTTACAACGTCATGAAATCGGGAACCATGAGCCGCACCAATCCGCTCGGGCTAATCACCAGCACCGCCGGATTCAACAAAGATTACCCATATTTCCTGATGCTAGAAACCGCAAAGCAAGTACTCGAGGGAACCATCGACGACGACATCACATTTTATGCACTATACACGCTCGACGATGAGGACGAAGTAGAAGACATGAGCACCTGGGTAAAAGCAAACCCAAACATTGGCGTAACCATACGGCTCGACGCACTGCAAAAAGAATGGGAAAAAGCCAAACTAACCATCACCGAAAAAAACAATTTCATCACAAAAAACTTAAACAGATACTTAGATAATCAGGATCAATGGATACCCGACGAAACATACGTCACCGCATTTAACGAAGTCACAATACCAACCAACCGCCCAGCCGGATATTTAGCCATCGACATGTCAACCATCCGCGATTTAGCCGCCATTACCGCAGTATGGACCGACACCGACACCGGACGGATGAAACAATACACCGAGTTTCATTTTCCACAAAACGAAACAAAACGCATCCGGAACAACGGCATAGACCTACGCGCCTGGATCGAAAAAAGCCACATCATCGAGCACCCCACAGAGCGCATCGATCAAAACATCATGTTCGAATCAATAGCCCGCATACATCAATGGTTAGATATTCAACAATGCAATTACGACGAATGGAACACCGCCTTTATTACCCACGAAATAGAAACAAAACTATACATCAACTGCAAACCATTCAGGCAAACGCCAACATGGTTTAGTTTCCCGCTGAAATTCATTGAAGGAATGTTCTTCGAGCGAAACATCGACATGGGAACCAACCCGGTAATGCGCTGGATGTTCAGAAATATAGTACTTTACAAAGACGGAAACGGCAACATCAAGATCATGAAAAACAAATCGCTAGATTCAGTCGACGGACCTGTAGCCTTTGCCATGGCCGTAGCCGCCTACCTCGAAAACTCACACGACGTAACCGCCGAATTTTTCAAATCACTCATCACCAAAAAAGAAGAAAACTAATAAGCCGCGCCGGTTGGTGAGCCTGTCGAACCAACATATTACAGAAAACGCGCGCACATGAACTTTTTATCATACATGCTGGGCTATTGGGGCTACACCAAAACCACCATCGGCACCCAGCCATACAACACACAACCATTTGGCGGCACCGGAACCAACGGCGTCACCGGCATACCCGAGCAAATCAGCACCGTTTACACCTGCATCGATAGGCTATGCAAAGCCATTAGCCGAATGCCTATCTCCATTTATTCAGATACAACCAGCGGACGCACCGAACTGAAGTTTCATCGCCTGTATTACCTGTTGAGGTACCAGCCCAACCCACTGCAAAACGCCCAAACATTTTGGGAAACAGTCGAGTTTCACCGCCTGAAATTTGGCAACGGCCTGGTGCGATGCCACAAAGACCCCACCACCGCATACGTTACAAAATTCGAAATCATACACCCGTTGAGGTTGCAGGAAATCATAGTCACCGGCGACACCATGACCTATCGCATCACACGCACCGACGGATACGGAACTGAAACGGTAGATTCAGCCGACATGCTCCACTTTAAAAACATTTCAGAAGATGGCTATGTCGGGCTTAACATATTAGAAGCGCTCAAACGCCACACCAACATCAACGAACGCGCCACCGCCCACATCGACAATTTTCACAAAAACAACGGCGTGCAATCAACAGCACTGGAAACATCATTTCCGGGCGACCTTTCGGCACAAGGTAAGCTGGCAATGGACGACCAGCGTAAAGATTTTTTAAACACAAACGGCGGCCCCGACAATTCAGGTAAACCTATGTTACTACCAGCATTTACCAAAGTAGTAAAACTCAATTTATCGTTTGCCGACAGCCAGCTAATTGAAACCCTGAAATACACCCGCGAAGAAATCGCCGCCGCCTTCGGAATTCCGCTGTTTATGATCGACGGCACAGCCGAAAAACTCGACATCGAGCAGCTAACCCTATTATTCCGCACCAACACCATCGGCCCCATCGTATCCGTTTATATCGCCGAATTCCTCGCAAAGCTATTCACAAAAGACGAAATACTCCTGAAGGGAATAAAGCCGGAGTTCGACACCTCAGTCATCATCGAAATGGACTACACCAAAAAAGTAGCCACCATAAAAGAGCAAGTAGTAAACGGATTAATGACACCAAACGAAGCCGCCGCCAAACTAGGAAACAAAACCATTCCGGGCGACTTCGGAAATAAACACTACATGCAAGCTCAATACATACCGCTTGAAAACTATCCGGAATATTCCACACTTCAAAAAAACGATCCAACCCTAAAAACCCAATAATTCAATCCATCAATCCATCAGTAATTCAATCAGCCATGACAACCAAAAAAAATAAACCAATATCCCGCACCTTATCAATTGACGAAAAAATAAGTGTGCGCAGCGACGACGAAGGCCGCCGCTTTATCGAAGGATACGCCATCGTATTCAACCAGCGCTCAAAGCTCATCCGCGAATGGGGCGAAACCTTCTACGAAATTATCGAACCATCAGCCCCCGACAATGTACTCGCCGATACGGGCATCAATGTTATTGCAACCGTCGATCATTCACGGGCCAAAATGCTGGCACGCACCAAATCAGGCACACTAAAACTCGAGAAAGACAATCGCGGCGTAAAATACAACATCGAAGTACCCGACACCACACTCGGCAACGACATGTACGAAATGGTAAAGCGCGGCGATTATTTCGAAAGCTCCTTCATTTTCACCATTGCCGAGCGCGGTTACCGTTACGACAATTCAGAAGATGTGCCGGTAAAATACATTTCAAACTTCGAGCGCATGTACGACATCGCCATTGTCATCGATGGCGCCTATGCCAACACCGCCGTCACCGCCCGCGCCGCCGAATGGGAAGAAACCACAGAAACAATAGAAACTGAAGAAACCGAAGAAAACCAACGCGCCGCCGAACAGCACGACATATTACAGAAACAAATCGAGATTTTCAAACTTAAAAAATAAATCAGCCCATGAAAAGGTCAGAACAGCTCAAAATCAAACGCACCGAAAAAATCGAACGGATGCAAGCCATTCTTGATGGTGCAAAAGAAGGCGAAAACGCCCGCGCCCTCAAAACCGAAGAACAAACCGAATACGACACGCTCAAACGTGAAGTTGAATCATTCGATACTCAAATCACCGAAGCAGAATTCGTTGAAGCCCGCAGCGCACAGGATCAACAGGAACCGAAAAAACGCAGCTTTAACATTGGCGGAAAAGCCGACAAACATTACAACGTCGCAAAAGCAATTCGCGAGTTTGCCATCGGTGGAGCCAATACACTCACAGGTATTGAAGCCGAAAGCCATCTGGAAATGGCCCGTTCAATCGACTCAACAGGCTTGTTAATTCCATACAGCCAGCGCGATCAAAACGCAACCAGCAACGCCGATTTAATTGACGTTGCAATTGTACCAGGTCTTTCAATAATTGGTAAAGAACCATTGTACAAACAAATGGGACTTACTGTTTTGGAAGGAATTCAGGGCAATTTGAAAATCGGTAAAAAAGCAGCCGACGTCGCCGCCGAATACGCCGAAAAAGCAACGGTAACACAAACAGCATCGGTGCCCGAATTTTTGGACATCACACCAGTAGCTTTCGGAATTACCGACATTTTCACAAAAGAATTGCTGGCACAGGAAAACCCAAAAGTGCACCAGCAGATTCTGGCCGACATGGTGAAAGGTATCGATCGCAAACTCACATCAAAAGCATACGCCATCGCACTGGCCGCAGCTACCGAAGTATCTGGTGGTCAAATAACCGAAGCAGGTTTCAACGCGATGGCCGCCGCTATCGACATCGACGGAGCATTTGCAATGGATCGAGAATCATTCTTTGCCGCAAAAGCAGTAAAATTCGACGCCGGATCAGGTATTCGCTTAGCCAAAAACGGATCAATGAACGGAATTGGTGAAGCATGGGACGGAACCCAAATATTCTACAGCACCCTATTTGCCGACGGCGCAAATAAGCAGTATGTTGTTTATGGGGCATGGTCAGAAATTTGGGCCGGATTTTGGGGAGCGCTCGAAATTCTCATCAACCCATACACCTACCAAAAAACCCGACAAATTGAAGTCACAGTCAACAAACTCGGAAATATGGTTTGCCGCAACAGCGCCGCATTCGTCAAATCGCCAGACCTCGACGCCACCACGTAATACTATCCAGTCAGCATCAGCCTAAAGGGAAGGGAGCTATCCCTTCCCTTTTTGCATTCGATACGATTCGCTACTTACGCACCGCTGCCTGAGCTTGTCAAAGGCCAATCATTCAATTATTCAATACATAAGTCATGTACACCATCACCGCCATACCTACCAAAGCCAAAACCGGCAACCCGGTAACACTTGCCGAAGGCAAAGAACAATGCAACATCGAGCCCGACGAAACAGCCTTCGACAACAAAGTAACGCTCAACATCGCCATTGCCATCGACAAAATAGAAGCCGACACCAACAGCGATGTTTTGGAAACAACCAACACGCTAGAGTGGGAACCCGAAACAACAGGAGCAGCCGTTTACAAAATACCACAGGCGCCATTTTTGTCATTTACCAAGCTACAAAAACTCGAGGCCAACGGAACAACATGGACCGACATAGCCGCCACGGCCTACAAAACCGAAAAAGGCTTTTCATATTTTACCATCGAAACGCTCGAAACCATCGACACCACCAAACTAAAAGCCATCTATAAAACAGGCTATGCCGCCGCCGACATTCCAAAAGTATTGAAAGGCGCCGCCCTCATTAAAACCGCCGACCTGTACGACTCAGAGCGCCAGGGATACACCCTGAACGTAGCCGCCAACCGCGCCTACGAATCACTCATCAGCAAACACATCCGAGTTTATTACTAACCCGTAACCCGTAACCCGAACCACAATGATAGCCTCCCAGCTCCGCGAACGCATCCAGGTACTTTCCGAAGTAATTACCAAAAACGAATCGAACGAACGAGTTCGGCAATACCAGCACGCATTTTTCGATCGTGCCGATGTCAATTTCGTTTCATCCGAGCGACAAATCGAACTCGGCGCCGTGCAAATTGGCAAAGTGCAAAAATTTAAAGTGCGGTTTAAGCTAGGCAAATACGACGAAACCATGATCATCTGTTGGCGCGGCGACTACTACACCATCACCTCGCCCGAAGCCGACGCCCGCAAAACATACCTGTACATCACCGGCACCCGCGTAATGCCAGGCACCATCACACTCTACGCCGAAACATAATTCAATCCTTCAATCCTTCAACGCATGGCCCTACGAGGACGACAATCAGCCCGCATGTTCGACGACGACAAACTCGAAGCATTCTTCAGGTCGCTAAGTCGTGCCGATAAATATGCGATGGTAATGGAGGCCTACGCCGACGCCACAAAGCCACTCATCACCGAATCGCAAAGTAGGTTAGTACAATCATTGAAACGCCGTTCGCGCACCATGAATTTGTACAAATCGCTCGGTTTTGTTCCTGATAAAAAGAAAGGAAACAGCAACTACGTGCAAGCCAAAGTAGGCGCCCGTAAATTCAGGCCACACAAAGGATTTCACGGTCACCTGGTCGATGCAGGCACAGCAGAGCGCCGCACCCGCAAAGGCTATTCCAGGGGCCGGATGCCGCGCACCAACTTTTTCACCGATGCCGTTCAAAACACCGAAGTGCAGGTAACCGACCAGCTCCGCGCCCAAATCGCCACCCGCCTCGAAACCATGATCGAGCAACGCATGAACAACGCCAAATAAATCAATCCATCAATCCATAAGCACATGATCTCAAAAGCACTCATCAACATCCTGTTAGCCAACGACACGCTCACCGCGTTAATCGACGACCGCATCACCCCCATCATCGACATACCCGAAACATCAGCCGATCAGCTCGCCTCAATATATTACTATGTGCAAATGTTCCCGGAGCACAGCAAACAAGTTCCGGTAGCACAGAACCACACTGTAACGTTCTTAACCATAGCGGCAGGATACGAAAAAAGCATGGAAATAGCCCTTGCACTGCGCAACGCCCTCGAGATGCAAATCGGAGAATTCAAAAACATACAGTTTCGGATTACCCGATGCAAATCAATCGAAGATGAATACGAATTCACGCCAGTCAACATGTACGGCCACAAAATCATTTTCGAAATCCGCACCGCCTGGTATTAACTTAAAACTTGAAACTTAAAACTTTAAACTTTTTATAAAATGGCACATTCAAACCGCATTATCGCCGAAGGAACCGACCTTTGGATGTTTCTTGAAGAAGGAACCGGAACAAAAACCTATCGCCCGTTCTCAGGGCAAACCGCCTGCCAGATCAGCGACGACAGCGACCAGCTCGAATCGACCTGCAAAAATGCCGGGCAGTTCGCCAACTACCAGTACGGCCGCGAACGATGGAGCGCCACCGTTGACATGTTCATCGCCGCCGACACCGACACCAACGAAGTCGACTTTGCCGAGGTCGCCCTCATGCGCAAAGCCAAATACCGCCCGGTTATTTTCATGGCATTTGTCGATGCCAATGGAGCAATCGACACCAGCCGCCCGGCATACCGCGGCCAGGTCATCCTGAAAACACCCATCGGCGCCAACGACGGCGAACTGCAAAAAGCATCCATCACCATGCAAGGCTGCCTCGAGCTCGAATACCTCGAATATGTATCCAGTGCATGGCAAAAGATCGACGCCACCTACCCACCGGCAACAACATAACAAAAAGGCGGCTTCGGTCGCCTTTTTCCTTTAGCAATCCATCAGGAATTTAATCCATCAATACATTACAATGAATACCAAAACACCAATTACCATCGCGGGATATACATATCAAATCGGATTTTCGTTTCGGGCCATCGATCAGTTTGAAAAAATGACAGGCAAAAGCATACAGGAAGCCGACGGCACGCTCGACAATGTACGCTACTGCTATTGCTCGCTCAAAGCCCTAAATCCCGAATTCGACTACACCATCGAACAGTTTATCGACCTGCTCGACGCCGAACCGCAACTACTCATCGACATGCAAACCGCCACTGCCACCAACGATGGAGAGCCGCACGATCATACAGATGAAATACCAACCAACAAAAAAAAAGGCCTGATAAAAACCTTTTTCGCGTTATGGACGCTTTCACTATTGCTGTTGCTTTCGCCCGTGTTGATCCCTGGTATTTTTGGTATCATATGGATTTTTGCGAGTTGGAAGCTATTGTACCGGCGCATCGCGAAACGTGGGAGCAAACCCGCATCATTGTAGCAGCGCTCACCGGCGAAAAGATGGAATTACCCTGGGACGGTGAGATCGCCGCCGCCGAGCGCCGGAAGCTCGCAAACGAAGCCGCCGCCGCCGCCGCCAACCGCGAAAAACGCATCGCCGCCGCCGCCGCGCTATCAACCATGCAACCAACAACAGCACAGTAAGGCCACGATATATCGTGGCCCGACAAACAAACCACAACAACCATGACAACCAAAATTTTGACCTTCACCCCCGTATGGGGCCGCCCAGAAATATTCGAGATCTGTTTAGCCGGAATTAAACGCCTGATGAAGCACGACCCCAAACGCTTTCAGATCATCCCGTTTTTTATAGTATCCGAAGGCTGGGCCGCGCAGCTGCTCAACAAACACAAGTTCGCCTACATCTACCACCAAAACCAGCCGCTGGGCGCCAAAAAAAACGCCGGTATCAGGTACGCCATCGACAACATCGAATTCGACTACATCCTCGAAATAGGCTCCGACGATCTCATCAGCGGGCAATGGTTAGATATTGCCGAGCCCTATTTGCTCGAAGGCGTTAAACAGCTGCACCCATCCAACGTATATTTTACCGATGTACGCACCGGAAAAGCCGCCGAATGGACATCAGCTAAAATCATAGGGCTGGGCCGATTCATTTCGCGTGCCGCCATAAAAACAGCCATACAGCGCTTCGAGTTATGGGAGCCAAAAGGCAACCGAGGCATGGACACCTACAGCTGGAACCAATTGCAAAAATGCGGCATCGGCAACCAAATCATCAACACCAGCGGACAGGTGCTCACGCTCGATCTGAAATCCGACACCAACATCAACCAGATGGCCGCCTTCAAAGCCACAGAAAAAACAGCCGACGAAATTATCGGCGCATTCCCCGAAGCCCCGCTCATCCGCAAGCACATGCAATCCCTCAATCCATCAGTAATTAAATAAATCATGGCCAACAAAGAAATCTCCATAGGTGTCAAACTCATCACCGATTTAAAAGACTTCACATCCGGGTTTAAACAAGCCCAGGATACAAGTGCCAAATTCGGCGACAACATAGAAAAAAACGTAGCTGTTCCGCTAAATAAATTAACAGCACAACTTAGAGGATTAAAAAGCGCACAAGGACGTTCATTTTCGCCGGAAGAATACGCCAAAATAGGCGACGAAATCAAGCGCGTACAGGGCGAAATCGACCGATTTAAAGGCAAAGGAGCACAAGCCGGTGGAATGATTGGCAACATGGTAGGAATGGCCAAACAACTACTGCCAGCATTCTCGTTTGCCGCCATTGGCGCCGGTGCCGTTTACGCCTTCAACCAAATCAAAAATTCAACCGACACGCTGGCCACGCAATGGGAAGTATTTATTGGCGGGTTAAATTCAGGAATCAACGAATTTTGGCGCAGCATAGCCACCGGCGACTGGTCGAACCTGATTGACAACATGAAAGAAGCCGTAAGAGTTGGCCGCGAATATGCCGCCATGATCGACGACATCGAAGAAAAAACCCGAGCGCTCAGCATTATGGAAGCCGATTCAGCCGCCAAAGCCACCGAGCTCGAAATACGGTTAAAAAACAAACAGCTCAGCAATGCCGACCGCATAAAAGCAGGAGAAGAACGGATACAAATTGAGCGCGACATACAAGCCAATCGCATCAAAGTAGCGCAAGAATCGTTTGATGCCGAATTAATGATTGCAGCCCAGCAAACCAAGCTATCTAAAGACAGGCTCATCCAGATTGTAGCCGACATGGACAGCGAAACAAAGGTAAAAGCCAAAGCATACAACGATCAGCTCGCGTTAATCGAAACACTGCGCGCCGCCAACAAAACCGTAATGACAACGGCACAGGGAAGCATACTCATGCAAAATGCAGATACCGAGCAAATAAAACAACTGCAACAGCAAGTTAATGCCGCCGCCGATTCGGTTAAAATGTATGCCGAAGAACTGCGCAAAACAGGCAACACCACCGACGAGCAGCTCGACAAAATGGTTGGTAAATACGTAGATTTAAAAAACGCCCAAAACAGCGCCGCCGAAAACACCAAAAAAGTACAAACAACAGTCAACAGTTTAATTGCCGACACCAACAAAGAGCTCGAAAAAGAATGGACATTGCGCCAGAAGCTCGGCCAGATAGCCGCCGAAAAAGCAGCGCCAAAAATGCAAAAAATTGCAACACCCGAAACGGCAAAATCAGTAACATCGGGCCGCGAATTAAACAGTTCCGAATTAGGGATGCTCGGTTATATGGGTTATATGCTTGACGCCAACACCGAAAAATACCAGAAATTTAAACAAGAATTAGCCGATTCAAAAATAGACAACATTATGAGCTTAGCCGATAGTTTCGATCAGTTGGGATATTCCATCGGCGGCGCATTTGGTCAGTTTGTTAGCGGAATTGGTGAAGCCATAAGCATGATACCCACATTGCTGGCACAAATTGCAGCCTTAACAACAGCGCAAGTCAGCAGTTCGCAAAGCATAACGATGGCCAAAGGTTCAGAGGCTATCGCATCAGGTACAGCCGCATCACAGGCCGTACCTTTCCCATTCAATATTATTGCACTCGCCGCCACTATCGCATCAATTGTTTCGGCGCTGGCCACACCAATCAAAGGCTTTGCCACCGGTGGCGTTATCCCCGGCACATCCTTCTCCGGCGACAAAGTACTAATACGCGCCAACTCCGGCGAAGAAGTACTCACCGCCAGCGACCCCCGCCACCGCAACAACCGCGGCTATTCAACAACAGGCAGCGGCACCACCCAGGTCGAGATCATCAACGAAGCCCGCATAAAAGCCGAAAGCCTGTACATATTACAAAAGAAAGCCGAGCGCCGCATCGCCCGCCGCACGTAAATCAATCCATCAGTAAATCAATCCATCAATCATTCAATGGCCTACGGATTAAGCATACGATTAGAACATCACGATTTTTTGAACAAACTATCGCGCATCGACATATCAGAGCGCGATTACGTTGGCGACTACATCGAGCGCGAACTAGACGGCCCACAACCACTGCAAATCACATGGGGCGACCAATCCAACCCCCTACCCTGCATCTACGGCTCCGAGGCCATCATCCGATTTCTGGCCGAAAACGATTTGGAATTCCTTTTTCTGTTCACCTCCGACGCAAAAAAATACAAAGTAGAGCACACCTACGACGGCGCGCTCGACTGGTCGGGCTTTATCGCCCCAGGCAACTGGAACGAGCCACTGGTAGCACCAAGCTACATTGTTGAGGCCACCGCCATCGACGGGTTGGGCAACCTCAAAAACGAAGTATATCCAACGCCGGAAGAATCGGAAGTCAGCAAAACAATGCTGCAAATCATCGCCACCATACTCGCGCAAACCGGGTTAAGTCTCAACATAAATACCTGCGTCGATTGGAAAGAAAGCGAGCAAACCACCGGCACCGATCCGCTGGCCATCCACAAAGCCAAAACACAGCATTTAGCCGGGCAAAACAGCTACGAGCTACTCGAAAAGCTCATTCCCAAATGCCGCATCATGCAACGCCTCGGGCAATGGTGGATACTCAGCTACAACGCCCTGCAAGCCGACACCATCACCTATCGCCGCTACAATTCGGCAGGCGAAGCACTAACACCAGCCACCGCCACCATATCAGTAAAAGCCGCCGGATATTGGATAGAAGGAGAGCCGCAACTCGAGATCATACAAGCCATCAAGCAACAGATAGCCGTTCAGGATTACGGATACAACGACAACCTGGTAAGCAATGGCAATTTCGATAAGTTCAACGAAGAATCGGCCACCTTCGACAACTGGACCAACATAGGAGTAACGCCCGAACAACGGAAGCTCGACAAAAACGGCAATAAATTCGTTTATCTGCCCGGCAAACAATACCCCGATACCCTCGAAAATTTCGGGTTTGGCCTTATGACCTACGGCATCCGGAAGCAAATACAAGTACAGCAAACCACATCGCTTTTTAAAGTTGCATTCGAATACGCCCTGATGGGAGCATCATACAGTTGCCCTATGTTTGTGCGCATCCGCATTGTGGGCGACACCGGCACATGGTTTTTGCGGCTGTATCCATACACCGCCGCCACCGATCCGGTATTTACATGGAAAAAGCAAACCGTTTCGATGGAGCAAGGCGAGGACCGGATAAGCATAGCCAGCACCCGCAAAAAAACAAATAAAATATTCGACGCAATAGATGGCGTTTATACCAATGTTGAAGGGAAATATTACAACACCTACGACTATGTAAAAGCCTGGCCGTGGAACGAAATACAAGAACACTTTGCCAAATTTGAAGCCAGCACCGAAGGGTTACCCATTAGCGGCACACTCGAAATCATGCTATATGTGCCATTTACCAACCGGGCACAAATAGCCGGAGCCTGTTACCACACCGTAACCGCCGAAATACTCGACGAAGAAGCCGAGAAATACCCAGTTCAGCGATCGTTTAAAGTAATTAACGACACCAACAACACCCACTGGCCCGACGACGAAACATACCAAATTGGCGATTTTCCAAATTTGCCCAATGCCAACATCATGTACAACAACGGGCTATTCAGGGCCAACGGCACCCACACCACCGCCTGGCAATTAGCCGGAAGCACATCGAGCTATACGTTTGTCGAAATGCTGGCGCGCCTGGGCGTAGCCATCGAGCAACATCCGAGGCAACAATACAACATCAGGTTGCAATACATCACCCCCACGCTCGGCATCATCATCGACGATTTAAGCGGTCAGTATCTGCGCCTGATAGAAAACGGCATTACCTACGACAACCGAATGGGTGCCATTGAAGGCAACTACATCCAGCTTCCCGACATCAATATCGATACATTCGACGTTGAGGTAGCCACCGAGTTCGACGAAAAAACCGGAGAAGCAGCGCAGGGCAGCACCGTAACACCAACAACCCAAGCGCCGGTCAACTCCGAAAAATCGGTACAAATTGTCGATTCAGAAGGGGTGATCACCTCGCAGCCCGGATACCTCGACAGCGAATATTTCACCGACACCTTCAACGAAGAAACAGGATATGTAACATTTCGCACAAACGACGCCACGGGCATACTCACAGAATTAGCCAGCCGCACAGTGGAGGTAACATTTATCCCCGCATTTAAGCGCGTACCAGTTGGCCGAAAGCATTTACACATTTATCGGGTTGTAGAGCCTGAAACAGGTATTTTGCTTGACCAAACGGTATTATTTCACACGCTTGAAGTATCCACCACCGGCTTTACGCTGGAAATTGACAGCACAGAAGATTTAACAGGAATAATCATTGAATATCATTTTACACCGCAAACAACATGAAAAAACTGATTTTTATAGGAATTGCCATTTTATTGATGGCCGCAGCGCTACCCGTTGCCACCGGCTGGCTGAACTATTCGGGCGCGAAGAATTACGCCATATGGACGACAAAATGGCTGCAAGCCGACCAGGTGTTTTACTGGCAAGCCGACACCATTAAAAAAGACTCGTTGATCTATACCGACCTAAAAACAGACTCGGCCCGGTTCAGGTATATCGACGGCACTTTGTCGCCGTGGTATTACGCCGGAAAAGGTGCCTATACATTACCAACAGCCTCGGCCACGGTAAAAGGCGGCATAAAAGTTGGCAGCGGATTAAGTATTGACGCTGGCACAGGTGTTTTGAGTTCAACAGGTGGGGCCACAAACTTAGCATATACAGCCAGCGCCACAAACGGAATAATTACAAGCGACACCGGCACAGATGCGACAATACCAGCAGGAAGCACCACCAACGCCTCGCTAATGCTGCCTGGCGATAAAACAAAACTCGATGGGATTGCAGCCAATGCAAATAACTATGTTTTTGGAGTTTCAATTAATGGAGGTTCGCCCTCGACTGTTTACGACGGAAATGTTCTGAATTTTAACGCTGGTACAGATGTTACTTTAGGCAAATCAGGATTGGATATTACCGTCAATGCATCAGGAGCATCAATGGTTTATCCTGGTGCAGGAATTCCGATTTCAACAGGTTCGGCCTGGGGTACATCAATTACAAATAATTCAGCAAATTGGAACACAGCAGCCAGCAATATTGGTCAGGTGGCAGTTGGGGCACAGTATCCGGGCGGGGCGCTGGGCTACCTTGCCAGTTCATCGTTTTCAAATTTCAACGGCATTGTCTATGTGAAAACAGCCACAACGCTCGATTATTCATCGCTCCCGGTTGAAGCGCAGGCCGTGTCGCACGCATTGTCGAACTACTCGGCAAGCACGCACACGCACAGCAACGCCACCACATCGGCAGCGGGTTTTATGAGTGCCACAGACAAAACAAATCACGATGCCGTTTACTCCAATATGGGTAAAGTAAAACTCTTCGGAACATCAACCTATGGCGAATTATCGGCTAACTTCTTTGAGTGGAGTACCAATTCATTCAGGCCCATCCGCGACGGTTCACCACAAGAAAACAGCCTTTACCCTATTACCTCCGGAGGCGTTTACACCGCATTGCAGGCAAAAGCCAACCTTTCCGGCGCAACATTTACCGGAGCCATTTCCGGAACATCGGCCAGCTTCAGCAGCACCGTCACAGCTTCCGACTTTCAATTGTCTGATCGCCGCCTGAAAAAAGACATCAGGCCACTGAAAGAAATCAACTGGGCCAACCAGATCGATTTTGTTAGCTACCGCATGAAGAATGATCCGTCGCAGCGCTTGCGTTACGGTGTAATTGCTCAGGAGGTGGAAAAATACGCTCCTGAACTGGTTCACACCGCCGAAGATGGCACAAAATCAGTGTCGTATATCGACCTTTTAATTGCAAAAAATCAGCAGTTACAAAACCAATTAAATTTTCAACGCTATGAAATTTTATTCAGTATTTGCTTCAGTTGTTTTCTGTTTATTATCGCTGTGTTCGTCCGGGCAAAGCGTTCCTAATACCAGCACATTCAAGCTTTCAGACGTTACGGCTGTGACAGGTGGCACCTCATTATCGGCTGCATTCACCAACTCAACCGACAGCTATTTTGATGCAACCTACAAAGGCAGTAAAGACCGGCTCAGCAACTTCCGCAACTACGGAGCCCACAACGCCAAACCAACCGTCACCACTTCGGCCATCACAAGTAACTCGGGTGGAACGGTAGTGTGCGGCGGTAATGTGACAAATCAGGGCGGCAGTTCGGTAACCGATAGAGGCGTAACCTGGGCGACATCGCTTCAAGGCCTAGGCACAAACAAAACGCACGATGGCACCGGAACCGGCACATTCACCAGCACCATTACCGGACTTACAAGTGGCCAAACGTATTACTATACTGCTTACGCCACCAACACGCAGGGCACCAGCACAGGAATTATTTACCAGTTCACGGCGAATTAAAATCAGTTAAACAACTGAAATGCCATATAAAAACATATTACAGAAACAAATACGACAGACATGGCAACAAACATTTTATCAAACAAAGCATACAACGGACAGGAAATAGTGTACTCATCAGAAGTCAGCAACATATCGGCCATCGACATTACGGCCATACTGGCCGACGAATCAACCGGGCACATCAGGTACACCGTCCAGCGCAAAACAGCCAACTCCGCATGGCGCGATGCCAAAGACGAAAACGGGCAACCGCTCAGTTTTTCAACCATTGACGAAACCGACGACGGCATTAACATCGTTGGCCTCAATGCCGCCAAAATGCGTGTTAAAGTTGAAATTATTTCGGGCGCCGGAACCTTAAACCTCGAGTATGAAAGCATTTAAAAGCGGGGCCATACAAGCCGCCAGGACAGCAAACAAAGAAATTAATATTTCAAATTGGTTAAATAAAAACCGATTAACCGAAGAAGATTCTAACTTGTATTTAACGGAGGAAGATACAGGCAAAATGATTATTTCAGAAGATGAAAATTAACACTAAAAATACAAAGATGAAAAAGATAATTATAACAACGCTTTTTTTTGCATTAATTGTAAATGCTACAATTGCACAGATAAAACCGAGCCAAATGTCACCAGCCACAATTGCATCGTTTAAAAATGTGCTGGGAATAAATGAAAAACTTGATACAAGTGTAGCTAAAACAACCTATGTTAAAACAGCCGACATCTACACCCCAACATCAATATCAATTGATACTCTTAACGCTACCGCTAAAATGACTGCCCCGACTAAGGACGCAGGAACAAACACGACGGATGTGGCAACAACTGCATGGGTGCAAGGGGAATTATTAAAATATTCTCAAAAAGTGGATTGTGGAAGCAATGCAAGGATAACACACACAGGCACAACAAACCTCACAACTGTTAAGACCTTACCAACTATACCAGCAGGACGAATTGGTGTGAACGGGGAGTTATTTATTGAGGCGGTATTTGATGGAACTTCAGGAGGCAGTCCGAAGACATATGTGATTTATATTAATGGTACGCAGGTCTTTACCTATGGGAGTACAGCTAATCCATATCATAGGGCAAACGTTTCTATTTTGTGTAGAAACTCACTTTCCAGTCAGGTTGTGCATTTTAAATCATTAAACATAGGTGCTGATACTGATGTTACGACAACCACAATTGATTTCAGTCAGCCTCTTGTCATAACTATCGCCCTCAAAGTTGACGATGCTGGTCAATCTGCTTATTTGGAGTCCGTAAAAGCATACACGACTTACTAACTATGAAAAAGCTAATTTTAATTCTTTTTCTGCTGTATTGTATATCAGGAAAGGCCGCAATATACTACGTCAGCAGTTCGGATGGTTCTGATTCTGATTCGGGGCTTACCGATGCACTCGCTTGGGCTTCATTAACGAAGGTTAATGCAACAACTTTTACTGCCGGAGACCAAATCCTTTTTAAAAGAGGCGATAGTTGGTACGGTACTCTGACCGTCAAACAATCCGGAGTATCAGGTAATCCTATCACTTTTGGAGCGTATGGAACAGGAGCGAATCCGGTTATAACTGGGTTTACAACAGTGTCAGCATGGACTAACTTAGGTGGCAATATTTGGGAAAGCACATCTGCTGTGTCTACTTTATCAACTTGCAATATGGTTGCAATTAATGGGGTAAATACAGCAATGGGCAGATGGCCTAATGCGGATACCGTGAACTCTGGGTATGCAGTAATTGCAACAAATCCATCCACAACATCAATAACTTCAACTGCATTATCTGGTCAGCCTGATTATACTGGCGGTGAACTAGTTTTAAGGCTTTCATACCTGATAAAGCGAAAGACCATCACCTCTATTTCAGGAACGACAATTAACTATACAACATCAAACAGCGCACCTGCTGGTGGTGGGTTCTTTATTCAGAACCATCCATCTACACTTGATCAACAAAATGAATGGTATTTTAACCCTACTACAAAAAAAATAAGGGTTTATAGCATTTCACAACCTACTGATGTTAAAGTTTCATCTTTAGATATGAATATACTTTTGAATGGTACAAATATGGGATACATCAACATAGACGGATTGACTCTTGAAGGTTCAAATGCTATTGCTATGGGTAGGAGCGGTAATGGTAATGTTGGATACATCAATGTTCGTAATTGTTTCGTTCGATTTAATGGTATTTATGGGTTAGCTGCTCAGTCAAATTATGCAACACTCGAAAATAACACAATTACAGATTCTCAGGTGATTGGCATTTGGGTAAGTAGCTATACAAATGTTACTGTCAAGGGCAATACGGTTATAAACACCGGAATGTTAAGAGGGATGGGTGATTCATATATGGGAACTGATTCAGGAATAAGCACAACAAATGCCCACTATCTGCTTTGTGAAGGTAATTCAGTAACAAATTCAGGATACAAAGGGATTTCATTTTATGGTAATTACATTACTATAAAAAACAATTTTATTGATACCTATGGAGTATGGCACGATGACGGAGGCGGCATTTATACTTATACTGGGGCTGGTACTCCGATGACTGATTGCGTAGTAGATGGAAATATTATTATTAATGGTCAATACCCTAAAGATGGAACTTCAAATCCATCGTTCCCTATAATGGCTTGCGGTATTTATTGCGATTATGGAACTCAGAACGTTGAAATTAAGAACAACTCAATTTATAAGTGTTCGTCATATGCAATGATGATTGGGAATAATCAAAATATGAATATTCATCACAACACAATCGTTGATGATTTTGACGCAGGCTCGACCACGATGAACTCACTAATCAGGGTGAATAATAACGAAGATTTGCCTGTTCAGGGATACAACATCAATTTTACCTATAATACATTTGTGAGCCTGTCAGCTTCTGTTTATCCAATTTATCTTACCTGTACGCAGAATAATCTTGATTTGATTGGTACAATTGACTATAACCATTACATAGTTCTGGATGCACTTACTGACCAATTCTACATACACCAGCCTAGTACTTATGGCGACCCATACATGACATTGGCACAATGGAAGTATTTTGACGCTGACAACAATGCCAATAGCCAAATGGCGCCAAAGTCTATTCCTCTGGCTTCTGATATCGAGATTCGCTACAATGCCACAGCCTCACCACAACAAGTATTTTTCAGCTTTGCGGGCATAGATATAAATGGAACCCAGTATGCAAGTAACCCGACTTTGCAGCCTTATACAAGTTTGGTTTTGATTAAGAATATACCAAACCCAACAGGAGAAAATAAAGCGTGGGGCGAAAATGGTAAAATTTGGGGTAAAAATTACCTTCCTTGGGGTGCAAAACCTTAAAATTAACTTTTAAAAATTAGGATATGAAAAAATTCAAAGATGCTTACATGTACGGACTTGGAGCCTTAATTGTCGGAGGTTTCTTTTTCATTCTTTGGGTAATTTTTGGGAAAGTTTTGCCAGCCGAGAATAAAGACATCGGGCTGCTGGTTATCGGTGCCCTGGTCGCCAAATTTGGCGATGTAGTTAATTATTTCTTCGGAAGTTCAAAAGGTTCAGCCGATAAAACAGAATTAATGAAAGGCAACAATGGCCAAGTTTAAAAATTACGCATTACTCATTATGGCCGGTATAGTCATTGTTTTAGGCTTCATGCTCGATTCATTCATATCGGAAAATAAACGACTTGAATCCAACCAGCGTTCGTTGATGGAAGGCATTGAAACTTATCAGACCAAAGACAGCACCAACGCCGCAAGCGTAGAAGCCTTAAAACTTACAAACAGTGAACTAAAGCGTTATAATGAAAGTTTGGTACAGACGGTAAAAAGTCTGAATTTAAAAGTAAAGAACCTGCAATCAGTCAGCCAGACGGCCACCGAAACCGGATATAATGTCAAAATTCAGGTAAAAGACTCGCTAATCTATTTGCCTGGTAAAGTTGATACATTAAAATGCGTTGACTTCGACACCAAATGGCTAACCGTTCAGGGATGCGTTCAAAACAGGCAATTTTCAGGCCGAATAGAAAGCAGGGATAGCATCGTAACAGTTGTACATCGGGTACCACGTCGATTTCTGTTTTTCAGGTATGGAACTAAAGCCGTAAGGCAGGATGTAACCTGCAAAAATCCAGATTCAAAAATCACATTTACCGAATATTTAGAATTCAAATAACATGGCCAATTTTGAAGAAGCAATTAAAAAAACACTGGCGCACGAAGGCGGCTATGTCAACGATCCGGACGATGCCGGAGGCGAAACAAAATACGGCATATCCAAGCGCTCATTTCCTACCGAGGACATTAAAAATATGACCATCGAGCGGGCCAAAGAAATTTACCGAGTCAATTATTGGAACCCGGTAAAAGGCGACCAGATCGAGAACCAGCAAATAGCCGAATCAATATTCGATTTTGCCGTAAATGCCGGAACAGTAGCCGCCATTGTATTGGCTCAGCGCGTTGTTGATGTTGAGGACGACGGGAAAATCGGCCCCGTAACAATTCAGGAAATAAACAAATTCAATCCGGGGCATTTTTTAGCCGCCTACACCGTCGAAAAAGTGCGGAGATATACCGAAATTGTAAAACGAAAGCCAAACCAAATAAAATTTTATTTAGGATGGATCGACAGAGCGCTGAATTAAAACAGCAAAACATATTAATACAAAAACGTGACATGATTAAAAAAGCAAAAGAAGCCTTTACACATCCAGGCGTAACAGTAGGCGCGCCACTGTCGGGATCAATAGTTGGTTTTATTGAAATCTGCCGCCAGATAGCGCCGGTACTCACTGTTATTAGTTTGCTGGTAGGTATTGTTTTAGGGATTATGTCGTACAGGCTCAAAAAGAAGTTAGCCGATAAAAAGATCAGCGAATCAGAAAGCGACAAAATAGTAATGAATTAAAAAGGTTTTTTCATTGTAGGTAGTTTAGTTAGGTTTAGTTAGTTGGCCCCGCAGCAATGCGGGGCCTTTCGTTTTGCTGGGCGTTCCCCTTAATGTTCCCCAAAAACGACAAAAGCCGCTTAATTAGCGGCTTTGTTGTATCCCGGTTGGGAATACTATAAAAAAGTGTAGTTTTTGTCTTGATGCCAAAATATTGGCGTTTCGTGCGAGTTGCAGATATTTAACAAGTACAAAAAACACCTTTAAAACGTGTTTTGCGTTCCCCTTTTTGTTCCCCTCATTTTTGTTTCATAACTTTGTCGGAAACTAGCTGCAATGAACGTCAATTTCTTTTTGAAAGAGCCCACAAAGGAAAAAACATCCGTTCAGGCCATTATCAGGTATAAAGGTAATCGATTTAAATTAACTACAGGCATATCTGTTGAGGTTAAATTTTGGGAAAAAGCAGAACACCGGGCGCGGCAAACCAAAGAATACCCCGATTATGAAGCCATCAACCTGCAACTCGACCGCATAGAGGCCGACATTAAAAAACTGTTTTCCGCCGCGGCCATTCAAAAACAGACCCCAGCCATCGACGAAATAAAGCAGCTCACCAAACAAGCGCCGCCGCATCCCAAAGTGCAAACCTTTATCGGCTATTTCAGGCAATATGCCAGATCGATGAATTACAAACACCGCACCGCGCTATCGTATGGCAGCACCGCCGCCGTTTTGGAAAAATACCAGCAGCACACCGGTCAAACCCTCACATTCGACACCATCAACATCGAATTTTACAACCATTTCCGCCGATGGATAAATACCACACCACGCGAGCAAAAACCCAACCAGCCGCCCAAATACTACTCGGTAAACACCTTCGGCACCTTCATTAAACACATTAAAACAGTAATGACCGCTGCCGGGCCATCGGGCGACCGCCTCCACACGTGCGACGACTACCGGCACCACCGATTTGTGAAGGAGACCGAAGAAGCCGACACCATCTACCTATCAGTTGCCGAATTAAAGCAAATTGAAGAAATGCACATCAGCGCCGCCATCGTATCGCTCGATGCGCCAGATTTAGCCGCCAAACATGTAGCCCTCAAAGTTGAGGCCCTGCAACGCGCCCGCGCCTTTTTCCTGATAGGATGCTACACCGCGCTCCGGATATCCGATTTTTCGCGCCTTAAGCCATGGCATGTTACCGACAAATACATCCGCATTAAACCTGGGAAAGGCGCCCGCAAAAACGACGATGTAGTGATACCCGTTCACCCCGTTATCAGGCGCATACTCGAGGGCGGTTTCGACATTACCCGGCGCATGTCCGATCAGCGATTTAACGAGCATGTAAAAGAACTATGCCGACTGGCCCAAATTACGCAGCCCATAACAACAGTACGCACCGAAGGCGGGCGCCAGGTAAGCCGCACCGTCGAAAAATGGCGCCTGGTAGCCTCGCACACCTGCCGACGCAGCGGGGCCACCAACATGTATCTGGCCCAAATACCCAGCATATCGATAATGAAAATAACCGGGCACCGCACCGAGCGCTCATTTCTGAAATACATACGCATTACCCAGGAAGAAAACGCCGCCAAGCTGGCCGAGCATCCGTTTTTTAAATAGCAACATATTATTACCTCAAATACTATTTCCTGAAATAATCAACAATTTGGATAATAGTCCAAACAAAACCAGAAAGCACGATGAGCGCTGAAATTACTTTAAGATATATTGAATTGCTAAAACTTTCAATAAGTTTTGGAATGACATTATTCTTTTCGGGTTTATTGGTAGGTATGTGGTTATCCGACAGATTTTTCAAGCGTTCCAACTCATCTAAAAAGACAGAGCCTTCGGGGGTGAGGCGGTAAACGCCGTGTTGCGATTTGGCGATGAGGCCACGGCCCACAGCTTCGTTAACAGCGCTGCGCCATTCGGTCCGGTCGTTTTTTACGAGCACCACATAACCAACCAATCGGCATCGATGTAAAACATCCTGAAATTCTGGTTGTCGATCAGTTATCATGTCTTTTTACCGGAGAATGAATTTTAAAGCGCTAAAAGCCTGAATTTTCACTTTTTTGCTGTTGAATTTTGTTATCAATTTCCCATTCGCGTATAAACCATTTATAATTCATAATTTTTAGGCAAGAAGTGAAGCTTGTTGTATTGCCATAGCGAAAAACAAGCGGATACAACTGAACCATTATTGTTTTATCCGCATTTGACATTAATAATCCATATTTTGAATGAAAGTTCAGCGGATACTGCCAATACTCAGGCTCGAAAAAAACTTCATATCCTTTATTCTCAAAAAACGCTCTTGAAAATTCGAGAAATTGAGTAGAGCCATCATGACTTAGACCTAAAGCAGCACCTTTAGGAGTCATCAAAACAGCCATCAAACTATCATTCTGATAAATGAAGTTTTGAGTATATGTGCGCCACACAAAACCATTACTAAAATCAACTTCGTCGTACAAGTCTTTATTTGTCTTAAATTCCTTTTTTGCTTCGTTTTCGCTCATACCATACAGCAACCCCCTGTAAATTGGTTGCCCGTATGCCGCGCCAGCTATAATAAAAAAAACAAAAAGTAAAATATTTTTTTTCATCATTCAATAATTTTGTTTAATTTTTAATGGGAATTTCTAAACACTATTTTTAGCCTGTTTTAGCTAAAGGACTCAATCCAAAATTAGGCTCTAAAATATCAGGATAAACCTTTGCTATTTTCTGAATATCGAGCTTCAAAGTCCATACATCTTCTTCAAGATGAGCTATGTTTTTATCTTGAGCAGCCAAAAGTTTATCAATTAATCCAGAATTATTTTTCTTGACATACTTCGCGGAAGTTTCTTGCACCTCTAAAATTTCATTATTCTGTAATTTTTGGCATACAATATTGATTTCAGGATCAATACTATTAAAAAAGTCATCAAGCATAACCAACAAATTTTCATTAGTTATTTTTCTGCTTAAATCAACAGAATTAACACCTAACTCTTTGGCTAATTGATTCTTCTTTACATTAGCCAATACACATTTCACATCAAGCAATTGTTCAGCAGTAATTTTCATGTTAAAAAACATTTGTAATTTATTTCGTAATTTATTTCACGATTGAAATTAATTACATAGATTTGTCGTGTCGTACAATCAAAGATACAACAACGCTAACTGAAATACAATAACGAAAAACCGTAATACAATGAAAACAGTAATTGACGTTCAAAATTTAATTGATCAGATAGTTGATTTAAAGATCAAACTGAAAGAAGAAACTAAACAAAAGGAACGTTGGCAAGAATCATCTAATGAATGGACTTCAAGAGCGACATTTCAGCAACAAGAAACTTTTAAACGCGGAAAACAAAACAGGGATTTAGAAATAGAAAACGAACGATTAAAAGCCCGTATTGCTGAACTTGAAAAACAACTCACCAAAAACTCATAGTCATGCAAGCCTTATCACCGCGCGAAATGGAAATGGTAGAGCTCACCGCGTTTGGTTTGGCACAAAAAGAAATTGCCGAGCGGTTGAGGTTATCCATCCACACCGTTGATGTAACGCTGCGCCACGCCAAAGAAAAGCTGCACATCCAAAAGAGCACCGAGCTATCGGCCTGGTATTTCATCACCCGCTACCACATCCGCATCGATTTGCCAAAGGTAAAGCGCGCCATGATATCGCTTTCGTTCCTGTCGCTCATGGCTATCAGCATCGCCCACGGCTTCAAGCCAGAGCGCGCCGCCCGCACCCTGCGCACCAGCCGCCGCCACAACACCGAATTATTTACACTTTAAAACGCATAAACACCATGATCACCGAAAAACAACCCATTGCCGAAACGCTCAAAAACCTGCGCGTAGGTCAATCAGCCAAGTTCGCACACATCCAGTACGACGGCATCAACAAAGGCATCAACCGGATGCAAACCAAGTTTAAGGCCGACGGCCTGCGCTACTCCACCCGCACCACCGACGAAGCCATTGAAGTAACCCGCGTAGCCTGATACGAGACATGAAAATATACATTTCAGGCCCCATAACCGGGCACCCGATAGAGCGAGTACGTGCCATGTTTGCCGAAGCCGAAAAAGTAATTACCGCCAAAGGATTCGAAGCTGTTAACCCGCTTAACATTTCAGAGTACGACGCCGATAAAGAATGGGAGCGCTACATGGCCGACGATATTTACGAATTACTGAAATGCGACGCCATCACCATGTTGCCCGGTTGGAAAGCATCGAAAGGCGCCCGCATTGAATACGCCATAGCCAAAGAAATAGGAATACGAATAATTGAGTAACCAATCATGAAACACACAACCATTCTCCAATTAGATGAGGCCGACCTCGACCAGGTGTTAGAGCGCAAACTGGCAGGGATCACCGAAAAATCGGTACTGGCCCGCTTCGAAGATCGACTGGTATCGGCCGACACTGCCGCCGAAATACTCGACGTACACCGCGACACGCTCATAGGCTACGCCCGCGCCGGAATCATCGAATGCCAGCACTCTGGCAAGTTATGGAAATTTCAGCTGTCGTATATCCTCACCGTCAATATGCACGACATTAAAAAACGCCGCGCCTGATTAATCAATCATTCAGTCATTCAATCCATCAAACCATAACCATGAGCACAATCGAGATCATCATTTCACTGGTAATACTGGCCGCCGCCTGGAGCTCGATAATTACCTATTGCATTCGCAAACGAAACCAGCCATGCAAATGGCGCATCAACTACTGGCGATGAAAGGCGCCCGCATACAAGCGCGCATAATGGCCGCGCTGGCCATAGCCGCCACCACCGGATACTTAACAGGAGCCAAACACATGATTTGGTTTGCCATTGCAGGCACCATACTGGCCGTAATGCTTCACTCTAAAAAAACACACTCATGTTAGCACTAATCATTATAGGCTGGGCCGTATTTTTGGGCATGATTATCCTGTTCAACTACGGGGCGCACCGCAACGACCCCATCGAGTACGAAGATTGATTTTCCATTTATAATTCGTTTTCGCGCGGTAGAGAAGTTGGCCATCTCGCGGGAATCATAGTCCCGAGGTCGCAGGTTCGAGTCCTGCCCGCGCCACAAGGCAACCGACAGCAGGGACCGACAACAACATGAATTGAACCTAAAGCGCAAAGCGCGTTCCGGTAAAGGTAAAAATAAGCCGGATGACACCTGGAAAGAACCGAACAGGACGGAGCCAAAACGAATCAACGATTGAAATGTTGTCTGGCAGCCGGGAAAGACCGGCAAACATTCCTGATTAGCTCAGTTGGCAGAGACATGCAACGCCGGTTCGAGTCCGGCATCAGGATCAATGTTCGTTGAAACTATTTTGAAACTGTTTGGACGCGGGTTCGATACCCGCCACCTCCACCATTTCGCCAATGCGCTAACCCGTCGCGTTAGTACGGCGATCAGAAGTGAGTAGCCATAGGCAGCCTGACAGCTTATAAATGCAGATGCCTAAATGGGGGTGTTTGGTTTTGACAGGCAGAAAGTAGAGATAGCGGAGAACATTAGCCAACAAATGGCAAAACAATAAACATTTTTGACAGCGAGGCTAAAGCAGCAGCGTAGTTGAACGGCTGGCCACCGAAAAAAGGCCACATTTTTAAAACAGCAGAACCAAAATAAAATGAGCAACACCCGGGAAAAATTCAGCACGCCACTAGAGATCGACATCGACGCGATGGACGACCACATATCGACGCTTATTTTCAGGATAGGCAAAGAGATGGAAGAACACGAAAAGCGGATGCGCCAGTTGAGGTTGACACGTTTAAGTCTTCAGAGCATTTGCCGTCACCAAATGCAGCCAACCGATACCGACCACCGCGGCAAGTGGGAGCGCTGCGAGATATGCGGATTTGAACAATTGCAATAAAAAAAGGATAGCCATGCAAATAACAATCAGGAATACAACCTACGAATTAACTGCCCAGCCGAAAAAGCCAGCGCCCATGTGCTGCGAAGGCTGCGCCGTAGCCGCCGACAAAACATTGCAATGCTCAGATTTTAAAGGGATATGCGCCCACAGCGATAACCTCGATAAAGTTTGGAAACGAGCATCAGAAAATAGTAAATCGTAAATAATCAAATCGTAAATCGCATGATCCTCGCCGACTACATCACCTATCGCCTGCCCAACTGGACCGACTACGCGCGGCACCAGTGCAAGGTTCAGCATTTGGAGGGATGGGCCGACGATTTGATTAACGAGATAGTGATTGACCTGTTGCGCAAACCAGCCGATAAAACAGCCGGAATGCTGGCCCGCCAGACCAAAAAAATAATTAACGGCCGGCCCACTACCGAGCTCGACAAGTTTGTGCTAACGATGATTAAAACCAACGCCCGCTCGCACTTTGCCAGTTTCAGGAAAAACACGGTAGGGCAAAAGATTATAGGCGAATACGGGCCGAATGTTGAGGTAGCCACATTTTGCGAAATAACCTACCAGCACGACACAGCCGACGAATCGGGATACGACACCGCCCGCGCCAACAGGCTCGACACAATGCACCAGCGCAACATGGTTTTGCTGCACGATTGGGGATACAGCCGCGAAGTATGCCAGATATACATCCGCCATTTTATACAATCGGAACCCATGAAAAGCGCCCGCCAAAAAATGATTATAAATGAAATAATGAACTTTTTAACACAACAGAAAAATGATAGCCTTAAAAGTGACAAAAATTACGATCAACAATTCGCAGTTAGTTGCGAACGATTTGAAAGAGCTGGAACAGTTTAAAATGGAGTTAGCCCAATCGATGGGCGTACTCACCTCCGACATCCATTTTGTGTACAGCGAATTTGACGAAGAACAAACAAATATTAATCCATAACACGACACCACAATGAGCGAGAAAGTTCAAAAACAAACATTCACCACCAAACTTTACGAAGTTTGCGCCAACGACGAATTACGACCTGTAATGCAGTGCATTCATTTTATCGATGGTTATGCCTACGCCGCCGACGGCTACATCGGCATTAAACAAACCCTCGAATTACACAGCATCTTGGGAAAAGAAAACCTGGAAGGAAAATCGATACACAGAGATTCGTACAAAGCCATTATGGGATTCGAAATAGCCGAAGCCAACGCCGAAGGAATTTATTGCAAGTCGGCAACGGGGCAAAGCGCCTTTTTCGATTATTTCCCCACCGAGCAAATGCCAAACTTTGGGGCCTATTTTGCCGTGAAAGGGCAAACAACGCTATCGTTTATCGGTATAAATCCTGAATTGGTTACACGGCTATCGAAAGCAATGTATAACCCCAGCGACAACATGCGGCTGCAATTTACAGGCATCGACAAACACATCATTATCGACTGTCCGGGGGTCGATGGTCAGGAAGCCCGCCTGATGCCCCGCATACTTGAATCATCACTATTTTAGTTTAAAGTCATGGAACACATCGATTCACATTGCGAAAAGATTAAACGCCACCTGATGGATGGCCGACCGATAACCGCCATTGACGCCCTGAATTTTTACGGGTGTATGAACCTGAAAGGCCGCATTTTCGATTTGCGGGTTGAGCCTTACAATTTACCCATACAGAAAGAAATGATTAAGCTGCGAAGCGGCAAACGGGTAGCCAAATACTACCTGCTCGACTCCACTTTAAAGCGACTACGCGAAAACAAAAATCAATCTATTAATCCATCAATCCATCAGTAATTATGGCATCACGTAAAACAAAAAACAGCATCACAAAAAAGATAATCGTTTGCGGATACGTTCACACAATCATCGAGCAAGATCCTCAGCGAGCCGGAATGTACGACGGAGCATACCAGGGTCACCAAGGTTTTGTGCTCAAAAAAGTCGAGTCGTTAAATCAGTCATTTAATCCATCAATACATCAGTAATTATGCCACGCTGGAAAGTTGACGACGAATTGCGCGGCGAACAGGCCGCCGGAACATTCGAGCCATTTAAAAATGGCCGTTTGAACCCACACACGCCACGCGCCTACAATTGGGCGCTGGGCTACACCGAACTTTTACGCGAAGATATAAAACGAAAGCAGCCGCCACACCTGCAAACACCAGATCGCCGCGTTAACGGCAAAATACTACGGGCACAACAATAAGCTAACGAATAAACGAACGACAATGAAAACAACCGACTTTTATTTGCTTCAGAAATGGTTATCAAAGGGATGCTCCTGAAATATGGTGCGGATGTCACGGAATCCGAATCGGAGAAGCAAAGCCAGAATGGTCAGATAATGCAAAAGG